TTATTTAAATATCCCATTTGTTTTTAAGTATTATATGTTATAAATATATTAATTTTTAATTTTTTATGTTAAACTAGCCCTTTATCTGTAAGATCTTGTATAATATTTGAAAGATTTGCTTTAAGTCTAGGAGTTTGATATTCAGGTAATATAAATCCTTTTTCTATAATAGGTCCTGGGGTGTTTACTATTATTGAATCTTTTTGGAAGACGTTTCTTCTAAATTCATAATAATCTAAATCAATTATCGAAGTATCTATTGGTGCTGTTAAATAAATATACATTTCATATTGATCTCCCGATATAGAAGGTGTATTAGACCATTCTACATGATCAATTAATGAAACTGTTTCTTCGGTTCCATTCCATCTAACTTCATCATATTGTTCAAATACAAAAGGAACATTAAATGAATATCCAGGAATATTATTTCCTTGAGTATATGCCCCTCCATACCATTTTGCTATATCTTGGGAAGCAGTTAATACTGATGAAATTGTAGTACCTGTTGAAAAAGAGTTGGTATAGGGGACTGAAATAATACTTCCGGGGTCTGGGAAATTAGGTAATTCAGCAGCGGTTGTTACTAATGTATTATCGAAACCAGATGTTGGTGCTAGTCTTACTGTATTAGCAGTAGATGCATCGCCAGAATTATTAAATTTCAAAACATACTCATCTCCTTTAGTAAATCTTAAAGTTTTATATATATTAAATGTTCTAATACTACCTGGAGGTACACTAGTTTCGGAATCAGTAGCAATTAAAACCCCATTTCTATATAATTGTAATTGCAGATCATTATTAGTAGCCCCAGGACTTATAACATTTAATACGGCTGCAACTACTTGGGCTTGGACTCTTCCACTAACATTTGAAGATTCTTGTACTGTATAACTCCAGTCTCCACTACTGTTATACCCCCACCCACCTTCCTGGTCTGAAGTTATATTTGTAAGTAATATATCATCTGTTTGATTTATTAAGACATCTTGATTAGATGTTAATCCAACTTCACTATTAAAATCTACAAAAGATTGTGGGTTTTGATATATACTTAAATTACCTCCTGCTATTGTTCCAGATATTAGAAAGTCATTTCCTAAAGAACCAGTATCAGAATATAAAACTGGTTTAATTTTTACAGCAGGATAATGGACATTAAATGTTCCAGCTGCTTCAGATCCTGTATCAGTCGCTACAAAAGTTACTTTTGAATCCCTTCCAAATCCTGAAAGTAAATTAGGAAGATAAGCTGATTCTGATTCTTGAGGTTCATAAGTATTACCTAAATCATCAATTAAAAATCCAATATTATAGTGTGCACTACCTGATCTATCAGAAACCTGGTTGAAATTGCCTCCTCTATTATATAGGAAAAATGCTGTTGTTTGTTCAATAGCAGGTAATTGACTACCGTTTAATTCATTTAAATCAGGAGATGTATTTTTACTACCTTCATATCTAGGTCTTATTACTCGTGCTGTGGTATAATTTGAATATTGGACATTTGCTCTAGTAGCACTCCCACTTAAAATAGTATCAGCATTTACAGCGATTATGGCATTTGAACTATAATCAACATCCATATAAAATTCATTTACACGATCAGTAATAGCATTATTAATTAATGGATTACAATCACTAATACTAAAATTACCTTCAGTTATAAATGGTGAGAATACATTTAAAGTTTCTAAAGATTGAGCCGTTACTCCTTGATTAATTTCCCAACTACCACTTCTATAACTAATATTATCAACTCCCGTAGCAGTATTTGATACTTGTATATAAAATTGTTCATTTTGATTTACAGGGTAAAAACTTTGGGATAAAGTAGTTGGTAAATATGATAATGGAGGAAAACTACTTCCTTGTAGTGAAGAAGTTGTAGCAATAATTCCTCGTTCACTAGAAACTAAATCTATTTTTAATATTCCATTTCCTCCTATACCACCAGATCCATCAGTAGCTGCATCAAACGAACAAGTTACACTTAGAGGACCTAAAGTATTTACTCCGGGGAAATTATAGTATTGTCCTACATCCCAAGTAGATATAATTCTTGTCACTCCTTCTGCTAATGTTCTAGTAGTATCATCTTTAGTATCTAAAGTAGCATCAGGAATAATATTATTATCTATAACAAATTCCGATTGACTTATAAAAACTTTAGTTGTTGTAGATAATGCGTATGTATTACTATTTAAATTACTTGAAGAAATAGCTGGGGTAAAAGTTTTAATTGCTAAATCTTTATTATTAGTTGTAGGGATTGATTTTAGTTCAGGAGTAATTGTAAAATATCTTGAATGGGTTTCAAATGTGTTGATACCTTCTAAATTAATTTCATTCTCAAATATTTTACCAAATGAACCACTTATATAAGGTATTAAGGGGTTTTGGTCAGTATCTGAACTTTGAGATACTATATAATCAACTTGAACTATACAAGTAGCTGGGTAGAAAGGGGCAATTTGTCCAGTTATAGGATCTATACTACTTTCAGTTGTAGATCCAATAGCATAACCATCAAAAGTAACAGCAGCTCCTGGGGTTAGAGTAAATATACCACTTACAGGAGTAGATTCTACAGTAGAGTTTAGGTTTAAAAATGAACCTATTACTTTAGACTCAAAAATATCATTAGGTTCTACAAACAAAGTATAATAATCTACTGCTTCACTAATTGAAATAACTTTAAATTCAACTACTCCTAGATCATTTAATTTTAATCTTAATGTTTCTAATCCTTGTAAACTTAAAGTATTATCATTCCCTTCAAGATCAGTTTTATTAATCTTGATAAATTTAATTCCTTGTGTTATGTCTTGAGTTGCTGCCATTAGATTACTGAACTTGAATCATATAATAAATATATTTCCCCAGAAGGTGGGGACGTTGATATATTGAAGAAATCACTTGATAATTCTGTTATTACAAAACTAGCAGAATAATTAACTATTGTTGTTGGAGCTTCTTTTAAATTATCACATCCAGGATTTAATTCTCCGTTAGTAACTATAAAATTAGAACCACTTAATTCACCATCAAAAAATTCATGTTGTGAAGAAGCAGTATACCCTACAGGACCTGTTATAGTATCTAAAGTACCATCCCAACTTTGTGTAATAGGAGAAATATTAAATCCAGGACCACTACCTGAAATTTGTCCATTTAACTCAGGCATTGTGCCTCCATTTGATCCAGTTACTGTATTTGTAATAATAGAAGAGCCTGTTACCTCTAGGTTTTGAAATACAAATGGATCATTAAGATATTGATACGAAGTTGTTGTATGTGTGTCTAATTGAGGTGTGGGATATTTGTTTCTTTCTAATAAATGTTGTTTAATTACTACTCCTGATGCTAGAGATGTTCTAGCCGGAACAAAATCTTTTAACATTTTAAATAATGAATTATCAAGATATTTAATTAATCTTATATAATCCCATAAATCATAATTTGATTTATATTTTGAAAAATATTCATCTCTTAATTTATCTAAATCAGGATATGATTCAGCTGAGGATGATATTTGTCTAGGGTCACCAATATAATCTCCAATATTAAAATATCCTAAAGAGGAAATAATATCATCATTAATTTCATTTTGGGGAGAAAATGCTATTTCTACGTAATCAACATCGGCTGTGTAACTTTCACTTGTGTATGAATTTTGTTGTACACTTATAAACGGTGAAAGAGATGATGATACTGGAATATTTTCGAATGAACCACTTGTAGGAGGTAAAACAGTATCTATTTGTTTTAGCTTATTTGTATTTCTATTTTTAATACCTACAGGTACTTGGTCATAGAAAAATACTTCTTTATTAGATGTAAATCCACCTTCAGTAATAGTAAAATTACTGTCAGCAGTAAATGAATTTATAATTTCAGACCCCGTAATTTTAGGGTGTATAGATACAGATCCAGTATACAATTCACCTCCTAATGAAGCTCTAAATGCTAATTGATCATCTGAACTTGAAGGTGATAATCCTTCAATAGAATTAGGATTCATTGTGTAATCCTTAAATATTGGATCAGTTAATGTAGTTGTAAAATATCTTATTTCTTGATATGAACCACTAAAATTAGTATAACTACCTATTGGAGCTTGAGATGGAAAATATGAATTAGTAGCATTATTCCAAGGATTAATATTAGAAGCCGTTACTGAAGATGATGCTATAAATCCTATTTCATATCCATCTTTACCATTGTATATTTTATTAGCAGCATAGAATTCAAATAAATTTTCATCTTCTTGTTGAGCAACCATTACTGACCACCATCCACCATCAAAGAAAGGTAAACGAATACTTCCTGAAGAATCAGCATTTGTGTAAAACCAAAGATTAGCATATTGGTTTTCGGGGTTAGGAATAGATCCATCATATGATCCAGATGTAAAATCTCTATCATATTCTAATACCATTTTTACTTCACTACCATCATCTAAACTCCACAAAGATTGTGAAATTAGTGAATCAGATGAAGAAGGAGGCATTTGGAATCTAAACTGTACTGTATGAGGAATATTATTTCTAGAATTCCAATCTGTATTTAATGGCCATTCTGTTTCAATAGTACCATTTCCTCCAGTATCAAATTTATAATTATAGACATTTTGCCAATAATCCCAATCGTTTACATTAATTTTATCTTTACCACCAAATTCACTAATACGTAAAATTGTATCAGGGATACCGTAAATGTTAATCAATGTACGTAAACCTTCAACTGTACCTTTTTTCTTAAGTAGATATGGTAAGTTGTGATATATGCGCTTGTAAATTGATTTGTTAATATCCGACGTAGGATGTAATGAACCCGTATTAGACGCAGTTACATAAGTATCAATGTATTCAAAACCACTAGGTGTAGGTAATAAACCTGTAGTACCTGGGAGTCCTAATAAACTACCTGATGGGGTAATTCCTAGTAAACCTACATATAAGTCATCAACACTAAAATTATTTTGATATATTTTAACTCCTAAATCTCTAATAGCGTCTGCTACTAAATCTTTTGAAATACCATAATTTAACCTATTATCAGCATCAAACTTATCCGTTACACTTTGAATATATAAATAAATATTATCAAATTGTTGTCCTAACATTTCAATAAATAATTCATATTGAGCATTATTGGAATCTTCTCTTAAATACTCAGGGATTGAATTAATTAAGGCATCATCATTTTCAGCATCATATGCTGAAGCTGTAATTGATTGGGTAACAAAAAAATTATATCCTACTCCAGGGTTAGTAGTAGGAGCATTTATATAAGGGGGTAAAGAATTTGTTTTAGGCCAAGATTTTGAACCTGATTCAAAATATAAAAATTGTTCATATCCATCAAATCCTGTAATTATTTCATCTATCTTTGATTGAAATATATTATTACTTGAAGATACATAATATGATCCACTATTAGTATTAGAATAACTAGCACTTAAGTTATATTCTTCTATTAAGCTTAATTTATAATAAAAATTTTCTAATCTTGTTTGAGCAGAACTAAAATTTATAAAATTAGAATAATCATTATAATCTACATTTATTTTAATGCCTTTTTCAGCTAAAATATTATTTAATTGATATTGTAAACTTCCAGATCCCTGAGAATCAGGTGTTGATGATAATGAAGAATATGTTTTATATTCTGTAGAATTATTTATATTATCCTTAATACTAATATTAAAATTAGGTCCTTTTAAAGAAATATTATCACTTTCAATTTCAAATACAGGAGTAATGGAAATATTATAAGCTAAAGAATTAGCAATTTTTTCAACTACCCATAATTCAGATTTAATTCCAAAAGAATTAGGTAAAGGTTCATAAAGTTTAATTAATATGGTATCACCATCTAATTTAATATTATTAGCAATTACTAATTGATTATTGTCAAAATTTAAATAAAAATCAGGATAGGCAACTGTTTGAGATTCAAGTTCATTAATAAATAAATTAGCTTCAAATATTCTTTCAGCAGGAGATATTTGAGTAGAGTTTAATCTAAGCTCAGTTCTATCTGATGATATTTGTTCAATATAATATTTAATAATACTATTTGAACCTAACTTAGTACTTAAAAAATTATATAAAGTGTTATAAGTTCCCTGATTATATCCTGCTGATATTAAATTAGCTTCAGGATCTATAGATACTTGGTTATCTAATAAAGTAAAATTAGGATATCCTGAGGTATTTTGGAATACAATATTGTTATTAAGATCATAAACAAAATATTCTAAATAATCAAAATTAGAATCAAATTCAGAACTAATATCTAAAGATGAAATTAAGGAGGTATCCGCTGATGAGTATTCTTGGAACTCAAAAGTTGTTGGGTCTATTTGTTGAACGTTAACTATATCAGCCATTATATACTTCCTGTTATACTTGGTAAACTTATATTTTCTAATTCTTGTACTCCTTGTAATTGTACATCAATTAATTGTTGTTGTAATTCAACATTTTGTTGTCTTAATTGAGTAATTTCATCAATTAAAGGTTGAATATTATCATCCGTTGTTGTAAAATCTATATAATCACCACTAGTTTTAACAAGATACTCATGAGAATTAGTTTCTCCAAATTTAGGTATACGGAAAAATATTTCTGAATAATTATTAAAAAATTCATTTACAGAGATAGTTTCTACAACTTCTTCTGAACCTGTAGGTTGTCCTAATTCAGTAAACTCAGTATTAATTACTTGAGTATACTGATTTTTATTAAATTCTTGTCTTGTTAAATCTACTTTAGCCATTATCCATTAATTACTTTAAAGTAGTAGTTATCATTAAAAATATAAGTAGAACTACCAATGGTTGTTTTAATTAATATAGCATAATATCTTTCTGGTTCTAGACCATTCATATATAGATCAAAATAACTACCACTAGGATCACAGCTTAATTTTGTATAAGTTGTGTCAAAATCAATTACATATTCATTTGTATCTAAATCTTTTAAAGCCCAGTATGATGTTTGTGGTAATGCATAATCTTGAGTATATAAAGAAGCTGTTTGCCATACTCTAGGAGGATATGTTGGGCGAGCATTAACTCTAAATCTATTTACACTTCCTGAATAAAAAACTCCTGGATTTTCAGCTAATGTTATAGTATTATCTTGTCCATAAAGAGTTGGAAGATTGCCTGTATCGTATGTAAAATCATCCCATTTAAATTCCAATTGTGGAGGATAAATAGTATTAGTATCAATGGAGAAAAATTTAATTTCAGGTTGAAAATTATTATCATTAACCCATTCTACTCTTTGTTTAACTAAAAAACCATCATTAGATACTTGTTGTGTTTTTAAACCAGCCTCAAAATAATTAAATGAACCTGTTAACCATACATTTACTATATTAGTAACATCAACATTTAAATCTTTATCTTGAGCATAATTATATACTTGAGAGGAGGTTAAAAAAGTATTAGTAGAAGTACTATTAGGAGAATATTGATTATACCAAGTTCCTCCACCTAATGGAGCATAAGTATCATTATATGAATTTGAAACAGGAATTCCATTTAATGTTCCTACAATATCCCATAAAGCACTGCCTGACTCATCTATAAATTGCCATGATACTCCATCTGTGGTTAGAGGTGCATCTAAATATTTACCAGTTCCCATACCCCAAGAACTTGAAACTGCAAATACGTCTAATGTTGTGTCTAATTTTAATCCTGTGGTTTTTGCAATATAACATTTTAAATTAGCTTGCCAATTAGCACCACTAATTTTATTATTAATTACATCCTCAATTTCATCTTGTTCAAATTTAATTAAATATCTACTAGTTTGAGGATTAGGATCATTAGGAGCTATTGATGTTAAAGTAGCTTCAATAATCTCATCTAACCCTGTATTCATAGTAGGGTACATTGAGTATATTGTAGCGTCTTTAGAGGGGAAAATTTTATATACTGCCATAATATTATTTAAAAGGATCTCTTGCCCTTGCTATTAATCTATCATCTTGTAAACTATCCAAATATGTATTTTTTGGGGTAAAAGGTTGTGTTGTTGAAAATTGTTTTGTTTCTCCATTGTTAATTCCCCCTACTCTAGTAGTATAAGGAACATTAATAGGACCACCTAAGGGTTGATCATTTTCTAAATCTAAATTAGTTTTATTAAATGTATTAACTTGAGAAGGGTTTGAATTTGGGGATTGTAAAGGTGTATTTGGATTTCTAATTAATCCTGAATTATTTATCCCTGTGGTTGTTGATTTATTATATTTATCTAAAAGTCCCATAATTTTATTTTTATAAAGGTACTACTCGTCCTTGTATGTCTGTACTTGAAAATTTAACTTCAAAAATAGAAGGATCTAATGAAGGATAAATTACATTAGCATTTGTTGCCGCAGATATATCATAAGAATATTGTGAATATCCTAAATTTTCTCCTACTTTATTTGTTATTTTTATATCTTTTACGGTTTGTACACCTTCTATTCTATCTAAAAGTACAAAAATATCTCTTAATATAATTGGTTGGTTAATAGACCAATTATCAATATCAAAATAATTTTGTAAAGCTAAAATACATCTTTGTAATACTTGATTATTATTAAATTCAGGAAGGACAATTATATCAAAATTAACTCCAATATTAATTATAAACCCATTCTTAATATTAATTGAATCATTTACCATTCTATAAATTGAAAGATAAGTAGATAAATTTTGTTTTAATGCCTCACTACATAATGATAATTGGTTGTTTACATTATAAGATAACACGTATAAATCTAATATTGAATTAGATTCGCCGGCTGATATATTTTGGATTTTTGTTGGTTCTATAAACGCTTTAGAAATAACTCCATATTTTGAGGGCATAGATAATGCTCTAACTAAATAATCATCTTGTGTTACATTACGTAATTGAGCTCCAAAATTTGCAGAAGCATTTTCTCTAATTTCTTGTAATGTATCTCCGTCACCACCACCATCAGCAGCATTTATATTTGACATTCTAACTGAATCGAATACTGTTGTTGCAGCAACTGGGTCTAAGTTGTTATTTAAAAAATTAATATCAGCATTAAAATTAGTCAATGAGTTTGAAGGTACATTAGAATCAACACCACCTCCTGTTAGATATCGTACAGTTAATGTTGTATTATTAGGTACAACACCATAAGTTTTAGTAAATAAAAAATTAGAAGGGGAAAAAGCAGTTGTTAATTTATCTTTTTCAAAAGGTAAACCTATACCTACATTATTAGGATTAGGAATAATTTCTTCATCATTATCAGCGGCAGTTCCTGCACCAAATTGTACTTCTAAAGAACCAGTACTTATAAATCTTGTTACAAATCTTCTTTGTTGTTGTTTTAATTTTAATAAATAAGGAGCATCATTATATTCTGAGAAGTTTGGATCGTTTACATTAGTATTTTTAATAGAATCAAATACCATTTCTTGTCCTAAATAAGGAACTTCATAATATTGTTCCCCTGTTGAATTATCAGTAATATCTAAAATTCCTACAATATTTTCATCATTAATATTAAATGTAGGAAACTGTGTAGGGGCTCCAAAAGAAAAGGTTGTTGTTTTGATTGTTGAGGATATTGCTTTTCTAGTTTTCTTTAAAAGGAATGCTGTTGGATTTCCTGAGCTTACAGTTAATACTGTAATTTCTGTAGGATCTGTTGAACTTGATACTGAAAAGTCAATTGGTTCTTCTATTAAAAAATCTATAGAATTATTTAAAGTAGAAGTTAATGTAGTATTTTCAGCTATAGATAAAGCATAATCAAAATCGGGTTCTATATTAGGAGATGAACCTTTAACAGGTAATTGTTGATATATATCAATATCAACAGTAGCAACTTGAGTTACATTTGGTTTATAACCAAACATATAAGCTAATTCATATAAATTATTAGGTTGGCGAGCATATTGTAAGAAATTTTCTTGTATCTGATTATCAAGATAGAATGATAAAACATCACCAATATAAGCGGCCTGTTCCATAAATAACATCCCTGGAGATGCTGGAGTGAAATCTGTGTATGTAGTGGGGAAATATGTACGGGAATAATTAATTAAAGATTGTCTTAATGTAGAAAAATCTTTACTAATATATTGTATATTTCTTTTTTTTAAAGTAGTTGCCATTAGTTAAATTGTAATTGAATTTCGTCTTCTATATTTGTATCTACTATATTATATCTTAAATCTACAGTTAAAGAATTTCTATCGGGGTCAGATAATATTTCTAAACTTTGGACTTTAACTGTAGGAAAGTATGATTTTAATTGTTCTTGAATTATATCTTCTAATCCATCTAAAGTATTATTAGATAATTGTTCAAATATAGTTGCTCTTAAATTTCCCCCAAATAAATTATTTAAATACCTTTCATTTCTATTAGTTAGAAAAAAATTAATTAAATTATTCCTAACTGCATCTTGAGTAGTATAAGTAGAATTAAATACAGCGGGAGCATTAAAAGGAAGGTTAACCCCAACCGCAATACCAGGTCTTCTGTCTATTGGAAATATTTTTTGAGCTCCTACTGGCATTATTTAATCATGTTCATTATTTGATCCATTCCTACTTCACCTGAGGGTAAATCACCACCAGGCATTACACCTTGAGGATTAAATGTTCCCTTATAAGCTGTAGTAGCTGCGCCTCCTTGTTGCATTTCACCTAAAATACCCGAAAACATATTTTTACGTTCTTCAGCTGTTAGTTTTTTAGGATTTTCAATATGAGGTTGAGCGTAAGTATCTTTAGATTCAGTAACCACTTTTGGTGATTTTACCGCTTCTAATAAAATTTCACGCAACTCCTCTTGGATCGCTTCTTTTACAGCTT